CTGAAAATGCCAAGACACTACAAGCTGAGAACGTACAACTCAAACAGAAGATGTTAAGACAAGAAGCGAAAATAGTATTGGAGCAACTCACCTCAGGACTGCCTAGCGTCAAGAAGAGGCACATAGAGAAAGTCTTAGCGAATAAGAACGCACAATTTATAAAAGAAAACTATCAATTCACTATTGATATGTTTGAAAAATCTGAAACAGATAAACTCGCAACTCTAAAAGAACAAGCCACAGCTGACAAGCAAGTGGCTGATCGTCCCGTCGAGAGACAGGCTTCGATTGTTGAAGAGAGCGTTGAGCAACAAATTGCTCAATCTGAACCACAAGGTCTACAGGACCAGGGCTTGTTTAACAACTATATGGAGGAGTTAAACAGGACGTAACACTTTTGAGGCCTTCGGGCCTGAGTTATGGAGAACATTATAATATGTCACAGGTAAAACCCGCACAATCTTATATCGATGAGCAAAGAGCTGGAACACTTCTTGAGAAGTGGGCCCCGGTTCTTGATTACTCTTCCGATAATGTTGCACCTATCACCGATGATCATTCTCGTCTCAACACAGCCATTCTTTTGGAAAACCAAGAGTCATGGTGCTTGAACGAGAATTCAGCCGGTATGGGTGGAGTATTCGGAGGAGGCGGAGCCGGCGGCGGCAGCAGTATGGGTCATGGAGGTGCAATGTCACCTGCCAGCGATTTCTATGCTAAAGGCGACGCGAGGCTTCCAAAGATCCTCATTCCGATGATTCGGCGTACATTTCCTGAACTAATTACTAATGAGATCGTTGGTGTTCAGCCAATGAGTGGTCCCGTCGGACTTGCTTTCGCTATGCGTTACAAGTACGAGGATGATTCACTCGGTGGTGGCATTGACGGGCACGGCACAGCCGGTGGTGGAGTTGGTCTTGGACCACACAACACCCAGTCTGGTAACGACCAACCTTCTGGAGACGGCAGTCTTGACGACTTGCGCGAAACCGGTAAGGATGAAGTTGGATATCAAGACCTCGACACACGCTTCACAGGTACACAACAATCAGACTTAAGTGCTGGTTGGGATAATATCGGTGAATTCGTTGCTGACGATGCTGGTGTAGCCAAAAAGCTCGCTGATTACGAATTAACCGGTAACATTCCACAGATGGTAGTTTCTTTTGAAAAGACCGCTGTTGAAGCTGGTACTCGTAGGCTTGCTGCTCGTTGGTCCGTCGAACTTGAACAAGACCTCAAGAACATGAATGGTATTGATATCGATACTGAATTGACAAACGCTATGTCGTATGAAATTCAGGCCGAAATCGACCGTGAAATGCTCATGAGAATGGTTCAAGTCGCAGCCAAACATGCTACAGGAGGCAAGGGTGTTAGCACCTGGAGCCCTGCTAAAGCTGATGGCCGTTGGATGGCTGAACGTAATCGTGACCTCTACGCAAAGATAATTGTCGAAGCGAATCGTATTGCAATACGCAATCGTCGTGGTGCTGCTAACTTTTTAGTTGCTACACCTCGCGTTTGTGCTATTTTGGAAATGCTCCCTGAATTTCAGTGGATGCAAGTTCAAGGCAATGTGAATACCCAACCCGTTGGGATCGCACGCGTCGGAAATCTTGGCGGAAGGTTCAACGTTTACCGCGACACGCGTACAGAAGGACAATTTGAAGCTAATAAGCGTTCAGAGCGTCTTGAGTACATACTGTTGGGCTATAAGGGACCTGAGTTTTACGACACAGGTATCATTTATTGCCCGTACATCCCAGTGATGGTACAGCGTACAGTAGGTCCTAATGACTTCGCACCTAGAGTTGGATTGTTAACACGTTACGGCGTTGTTGACAACATCTTTGGAGCAGAGTTGTATTACCACGTAATCGTAGTCAATAATCTCGGTGATTCGTTCACTCCCGGCACTCAGTCGGTGTACTTCGGATAATCACAGGATTCCAGATTCAGTCGTTGAAATGATATACACGACGATAAAAAACTTTTCGACCCTTACAGATGATGCC